CCGGGTCCGACTCGCTGATACCGGCCAGGGCCGCGAGCGTGGCGAACGACGGCGTTTTTGCGCCGAAATCCACATTGAGCGCCGTTGAAAACGCCTTGACCATTTCCTGTGACGGTTTAGCGTTTTCCAAAGTCGCGCCGTCTTTTTCGTCATCCTTTTTCTCCGCGCCTTCTTCGCCATCAGCGTTTGCAGCCTCGTCCTTTTTGGGCGTGAGCTTTTCGTTGATTTCATTCAACGCGTCGCCGTGCGCTTTCAGCGTTTCTTCCATAGCGCCCATACGGTCTTCACCGTTTTTCTCTGCTATGGCCTCATCAACCGCGTTCTTTACAAGCGCGGCCAGTTCTTTAGGGTCCATGCTGTACTCCTTATTATTTATTATCTCGCCGCGCGAGTTTTTTACTTCGCCTAAATATAAATCACTTATCTCACCTTCCGAATTTATACACACCGCATTTAACACGCGTATTTTATTTTCAGGATCGCGGACGTGCGGCGCAAGTGCAACGTGCGTTGCGCGGAGTTCACCGGCCACGGCGTCATATTCCTGACCGTCCGGCGTAACGCCATTTTCAACTTTCAGATTGTAAATGTCAACGAACGCCGACGCGCCAAACCCGGCGGAGCCGAGATTTCCTTTAATGTAAGCCACTTCTTTAGCACCCTTGACGACCCCGGCAATCATGGCCGCTTTTGCCGCCGCGTCGAAAAATACGCTATGCGCCCATCCGTCGATTTTCTTGTTTTGCTCGTTCGTGGTTGAATCGTGCCCGCCGACGACGACGGGGGCGGTTTCAAGAGACTTTAAAAATTTTTCGTCGCTCACGGCTTCCGGCGGGTAGTAAAGGCGGACGGCTTTTCCTTCCAGTGCGGCGTTGCCGGTTTGCAATTGCCCCGCGCCGTATTCGAGAACGCCGACGCGCAGGGCAGGCACGGAAAAGCGCATCGACTCGATACGCTCTCCCGAATCATTGAAGGCCCGGACGGGGGATTTGAAGTATTTTAGTAGTTTAGTAATCACGTCCATCATAAAGCACACTCCCCGTTAAAAGTCAATCTCAAATTTTATTTTTAAGCATTTTTTACAATATAAATTTTGATTTTTCATTTTCAATTTCAGACGCGGAAAAACGGTGCGGCACTCGAAACACATACCAGACGGCCGCCTTCCGGCAGGCAAGCGCGGTATCACATCAGCACAGTCGTCACAAACCGGCTGTCCCTGACGGATTTTCGGGGCCGTGTGTAAATCTGCCCCACACGCACAGCGCCGCCGCTGCCGTGTCCTCTTTTCTTCTACAGCGACGTGCCTGGGTAAAGACGCGCGCGCCATCCGTTCTAATTTTTGACCGTCCGTTTCCGCTTCCGTAATTATTTTTCCAACCGGCGTAAAAGTTCTCATTCTTTCACCTCATATCCGCGTAATGGCTTGACCGGCTTCGCCGGTATCTCCGCCCAGCACCGGCAACCCCACGCCGTCCCCGGATTGCCTGTATGCGTTTTTCCGCTTTTTAAAATTTCCGTCGGGGGATCGTCAAAAAGAAAACATTTGCCCTGTAATTTGCGGTGCGTTTTCCTGACGCGCTTGTCGCGCTGCGTTGACCAGATATACCGGTCTGAAAATTCTTTTATGATCCCCTCGTTTAATTCCGTCCCCAAGTTATAAGCGTTTTCATCACCGATCTGTTCCGCCCGGTCCTTGTAGTGGTCGCCGAACGAAAAAACCTTATAAACGTTCTCCCCCTTCCGTGCTTCATAAATTTTATTCAGCGCTTCCTGGGCCGTGTAAGATTTTTCTTTTTGAAGCCGTGCTATTTCCTTTTGCACAATCTCGTTTTGCCGGTCCTTAACCGTTTCTTTCATCGTGTCGCGTAAAGCATATTGAACGGTTAACCACTCTTTCACCTTGCCGTCGAGCGTTCCGCGATAGACACGCATACCCTTTGCGGCGTAGTGCGCTTCCAGGGCGTGTCGGTAACGCTTTGAAAACAAGCGGGCGCGTGAATCGAACGCCGCCCGCGCGTCGTCATCGTCTTCATCATTCCACACGGCGCGGGCGTAGTCCCGGACGGCGCGGCTCCATTGTTTACTGTATTTTTCAAAAATGTTTATCATACCAGCGGTTTAACAAGTTTCGTCCGTTCGGCCCCATCGTCGCCGATCGCGTCGTCATTCTCGCCCGGCGTTGACGCTTCCATCCCGGCAAACGTAATGTCTTCATCCAATAGATTCAACTGTTTGAACGCGCTTTCAAGCTCAGGATATTCACGTTGACGGATAAGTATTTCCGTTCGCTTCGCTTTCAAGTCTTCGCGTTCCTGGTCTGTTTCATCGTAAATGCTTTCAAATTCAATTTCAAAATCGTCTTCACTCACGCCACACGCCGCGACTTCCGCGTCATTTCGTATAAACGTATTCACGACAAAACGGGCCATTGGTTCGATCATACCAATTTGAAAACGGCTGCGGACGTGTTCATTTGTCGCCGCAATCTGAAAAGCGGCCTGAGAATAGTTTGTATTCCCGCCGCCGAAAAAATACTCCGGCGAAAGGCCCGTAACGGACGCGACATAATCACGAAATACCCCAGCAATGTTTCCCGTCCCTTCACTGATATTGTTATTCAGTATTTCCATCTGCGTCCCGCGCGCCTGAGCGATGGGCGTAGATACGCCCATCGATTCGGAAAGCCGCTGCAATTGCGCCCGCATCGCTGACAGCATCGTGTCCGTCTGTACGTCGCCTTCCATTTTTTCGACGATCACCTGGGCGCGCACGAGTAAAATTTTCAAAATGTGGACGTATAAATTCCACGCTTCGGCGGCGGCCCGGAGCTGCGGCACACGGTTAAGACCGACGCCGAAAAGCGGTTCAAATCCCGGACAGAGAAAAAACGCACTGACGCCGTGCTTTAATTTTGCGCCGAAACAGTACAGGTCGCCCACGCGCGTTTGATTGTAAGGCGCGGTAAGACTGCCGTAACTCGCGCCCATGCCGTAGGCAAATTGCGTGTCGTTGAAAACATTAAACGTCACCGTGTCGCCGCGCTTAATCGGTACAAGTAAAGACCCGCGCGGCGACAACGTGCTGTTAAACAGCATATCCTTCAAGACCGCTTGCAATTGCACCTTTTTAAATTTCTTTTCCAGCACCGCTTTGAATTTTTCGTTTTTTGTTTTCACCTCAAAAGGATTTTTCAGCGCCATAGCGATAGGCCGGTCCACCATTTCGGAAAGTGTCGGGACAGATAGGTATTCGGTGTAATTCACCCGGTACGGCGAATAGTCGATGTACGACATAAGGATGGACGGGTCGGACGGCGTGTTGATCTTGACTGCGCCGTTTGAATAAATGGAATTGAACACCGACGCGAACGCTTCTTCCGCCCGGCGCGTCGCTTTCGCGGGCAGTTCTTTCTGTTTTTGCAATTCGGGTAAATGGTCAGCGTTTACAATCTCTGTGACGTACTCTTTCCCCCCGGCATCTTTTAGCCGTTTATGCTCGCGCTGAGCGTAGGCATACAATAAAGCGTTTTCGCTCGCCGTCGGTATGTCGCGCACGTTCCGCGCTTCGTTGTACTCATTCACAATATTAGTAATGAGCGCATCGATATTTGACGCGGACAGCGTATTTTTGATTTCCGCCACCATTCGCGTATTGAGTAAAACTTCATCACGCGGCAACAAGCTCAATTTTTCAAGAGCGCTTGTCATCATTGCAAGTTCTTCAATCGGGCGCGAGTAGCGCGCCGGTCGTTGTTGTTTTATCATTCTGTTACCTCATAGGATAATTTCTTTATCAGTTCCCCGCTCTCAAACAGCGGTTTGTCAAAACCTTTTTTAGCGACCGTACCCGGCGCATTATGCTGCAATTCTCCGCTATTTCTCTCAATAATCCGCTTCGCTTCCGCCGCAACCTGCTGTCCTAAGGCGGTTAACATTTTCGTTTCAATGTCTTTCACGTCTTGTGTACGCCCGCGCTTTGAATATTCCATCACGTTTTTAAAATACGCTTTCATGTGTTTTTTCATTTCCGGCGACGAAAGAACATTTTCAGCGGCAATACGCAACACGGGCCGGGGCGGGATCGTTTCCGTGCCATAATGATTCCACGCGAGCACGTCGCTGAATTTCTCGCCCGTTTTATAAACGCCGGGAAGCGCGCCTAATTTTACTTGCATACAGCCGCCGGTGCGGTAACTCGCTGGACCCACTCATTATAAGTTTTAGCGTCATCCCGTAGCTGCTGCATAGCCTCACGCGTCAAACGGGCGTCTGTTTTTATCTGTGTCAGCCTTTCAACGGCGACCGAGGCGAAAACTAAAAAAACGATTAAAAAAGCAATTGTTATCAACTCGTAGTATTTCATACTATCACCTCTTCAATACCTTAATCGCCGCCGCGTATTCTGCAACAATCGGCGACGTGGCTAAGTGTTCAATCGCCCCGGCAAGACTGTCCGGCGCGTCGTCGTGCGGCGCCCCCTTGTAATAGCGCGAGACTTCAAGCGAGTAATCCCCCTGTGTTCCGTTTAACATTCGCATGTCCGGTTTGTTCGCAATAACCGTGGCAGCAATCCGTTCATGTTTATTCCGATACTGCCGCTTGACGGTCCACAAGTTTTTTATCGGATACCGGCGCTCGCTCGCCCGAAAAGCGTCTATGAAAAAAATCGACGTGTCGGCGAGTTGACTTTCGATAACGCTTTCAATCGGCGTAAACCGTTGAAGAAAATCAAGTATCGTAACCCGCGTCGCTTCGTCGGAAATTGATTTCGGCAGTTTCGCTCCGGTAAAAAGGATTTTCCCTTTTTTATTCACACCCACGACCGAAACCGCCGTAGCGTCGGTGTCCGTCTTGTCGGAAAACGACGGATCGATGAACGCAACACAGTATTGACAATCCCACACGTCAACCGTTTCAAACGCGCCGATTGTGTCGTTATCCTGGACGTGCCGCAATTCATAGTTGCAGCACCATTCGGCATACGGCAGCCGGTCTTTCCGCGCCATGATCTCCGTAAGCTCGTCCGCGGGCATAGGGACAGTACCGACTGGAAAGCGCCGCCCCTCGAAATACGTGTCCTCTATGGTGGAAAATACGTCCTCTTCATGCCAGGGCGTGCCGGACAGCCGCGTCTGGCCGAGCGGGTCAATCAGGTTATCCAGTTCCCGAAAATACGCCTTCGCCCATTCACGCGCCGCCGGGCTGTACCGGTCCTCAATAGTAACTATGTCATCCGGCCAAATATAATCAAAGTGCGCGCCTGTGATCGACGCGCCCACGCCTGCCGCCGTGATTGACGGCTCGGGCGTTACGGTCTTTTTAAAAGAAAAAGTCGTGCGCTCGCTAGACCACACCGCTGTCTTTACATCAACGATATTCCAGCGGGAAAACATGTAGAGCCGCAAAACGTCGTTTGTTTCAAAATGCTTTTGTATGGTTTTCAGAACGTCGCTTGAAAGCTCTTTCGTTTTTCGCACAATAAGTAGTCGCATGG